AATGCCCCGGAAGCGCAGAGCAACTAATTGAGTATATTTTAGATTGTGCTTCTGAATTAAGAAAACGAGAAGAGGGTGCAAGAAAACAAGAAGGTACAAAGTATACTATTTGGGAAGTCAAAAATGATGAAAATATTAAAAGAATAACAGTTTTATTCAATGAACTTTCTGAAATGTTTAACGGAACAAGAGTATCAGTTAAATACAACGGTGTGATAACAGACAGGTATGACGCCAGCGTGGTTTTAGAGGGGGAGAATATAGAGTTTTCTGATATACCGAAATTTCTATATCTTGCAAGCATCGCTGACTGTATGGAAATTGACGCAATAAGGAATAACAAAACAAGGATTTCGTTTTATATTACAGATTTTGCAGAAAACACTGCAGATAAACGGAATGGAGGAATTGGATGATAAACGCATATACTCTTCTTCTAACTCGTCTGAGGGAATATTGGAAGATGCCAAAGCAATCCATGTGTCTTATTGGAACCAGGATTGACAGGCTGATGGATCTTCTCAATGGAAATAGTCTGAATGTTGATGTTGATGTCGTTAACAATATAGCTGTGTTTAGTTTTTCATGTTTTAATCCATTCATTGATACCATAAAAGATATAGATTATCTGTATGGTATTGTAGGGTGCGAAAGGATATCGTTTTGCGCATTAGATGGTGAAAATGTACAAATAAAGGTACAGGTTCGCAATATAATCAAGGAGGAGATTTAATTAATGAATGAACCGAGAAGAAAAAGAATCAGAGAAGCCGTCAGTTATTTGGAAAAAGCCAGGGATATGATAGACAATGTGAGAGACGATGAGCTGGACGCAATGGACAATATGCCGGAGAATCTCCAATACTCCGACAGATACTCTGAGATGGAAGACAAGGTTTATTCACTTGGTGATGCAATGGAAAGGATTGATGACGCAATGACGTGCCTTGATGCAACATTATAAAAGCCGTAGATTCTGGCAAAAATCTACGGCTCGCCCCAAAGGGGCAAAAGGAAGTACGGTGCGCTAGCACACACAACAAATTATAGCACTATTTGAGTTCGTATTCAAGAGGTGAAAAAGATGAATAATTCCTCCACTAGAATGGTGCCTGTATCGCTTGGCACATTAAGGAACTATCTAGCGGAGAACCGCCCGTCATCAATAACCGTCCTTCCAGGGATGGATAATATTTATTCTCCGGTTAGAATTGACATGGTTTTTCAGTCAATGATTATTTCAATGGCGCCAAACGCTGTTATTATTTCTAATGAACATGGGTATATTAGAATAGATAATATAATTAATATATATATAAACAATATTGATAACTGTTTAGGAACAAGTGTTGTAATAGAATATGCTCCAAATAGTATGTTATCTGATAAGGTTTATTATATAAATATTATATTAAATAAATAATATATATTTTATCGGCATAAATTTGTTAACTATCTTGACAGGCGCACCCCGTGATGTGGTATACTCATACATAGAGGCAGAGGAGTGTCAGTATTGAGTAACAACATGCGGTATCCACGCATGGGGGACGTCTATTACGTAGAATTCATTGGAGATCATAGCACGCAAAACGGAAGACGACCGGCAGTTGTCTTTCAAAATAATAAGGGGAATATCTACAGTCCAAATGTTACAGTATTACCTATGACGAGTAAGATTAAGAAGACAGGGCAGCCAACACACGTCATTATTAAATCAGATGAATCTGGATTACCAGTTGACAGTATGGTTTTGTGTGAGAATCCTGTTTGTGTGCCAAAAGAAAGACTTGGTAAGTATGTAACAACGCTGCCGCAGACATATATGGAAAAGATTGCAATTGCAAATATGCTTGCGTCATGCGCCATCTCGTATATTGACCCAGAGTATTTAAAGGAAGTCTGGAATAAAGCGGCTAACCTCAATGCGACTGGTCTGTAAAACCAGTCATACATACTATTTCTTTGGAGGACGGCTTTATGTATAACGAGGAAATGAAAACGAGGTTTATCAAAGAGACCGCCAAAACAGACTACACAATCAGGTCTTACGAGTCAATCTTCAACACATTCGAACCATATGAGGTTGCGTGGGGAGATGACCTGTGTACAAGAACCGCGGAAGAACTTACTCCGATAGTTGAAAAGATAGTCGGAATCAGAACTAGAAGCAAGGCTCTCAGGATATCAATGTTAAAAAACTATGTTAAATGGTGCATAGACCACGGATATCCAAACGCAATCAACGGGATAAGCGAAATAGACAGGCTCGGTCTGGATAAAATAAAGAACATGACGGTAGCAAATCCACTTCACCTCCAGGCATGTATGGATTTAGTTTTTGAAAAAGAAGACGAACAAACTGTAGATAACATTTATAGAGCGTATTTGTGGATGGCTTATGGCGGCATGCCGCAGGCTGAAGCCGTGAATGTGCTGAAGACAGAAGTACACTTTGAGACAATGGAAATCATCCACGGTGATTATGATATACCAATATACAGGGAAGGGCTCAAGGCTATCAGCAACTGTGTAAATCTAAAACAATTTGCTTTTAAGCATCCAAGATATGTTAGTAGAATTTTTAAACAAAGAGCTCCAGACAAAGAACTTTTAACCGGATTACAGTCAAGGCCGGATGTAAACATTCTCAAGGTTGAACTTTCGTCCAGGTTTAAGAAATCAACTGACGCTGGTTCGACAAAGATGAGATTAAGTTACAAAAGAGTGTGGCTATCTGGGCTGTTTTATAGGGTCAAGACAATCGAAGACGCTGGTTTTCCTCCGGATTTTAGTTTTGCCGCAGATGAAATGATGAAAGGTAAAGAGTACGATTTTAGGAAAAGCGGGTTAACTATGGAGAGAAAAAGAAACATCATCATCAATGATTATATGGTAGATTATTTAAGATGGAAAGAAGCATACTTCGGATAGTTTAAAAAGCCCATATGGGCTTTTTAAACAGATGTATCAAATTAATAAAATAAACTGGAGGAAATATCATGAATGAATAGAGGAGCAAGGATAGAGCTTGGAATCAGCGAAGACATAAGCAATCAATTGCGTGATAAGTTATTCTATGCAGGGTTCCTTGTAGCAATGTCAGAAGCAGTAAAAGCAATATGCAGTATTGAGTTATGCGGTGCAAGCATATCATCTGTATCTTTTAAAGATAATATGATTGTTGTGTACATATACAACGATGAATATCTTGGTTTTGATGAATTGTTCACATCCATGGGACATATATGCTCGTCTGCCACACTCGAGTTTAACAGAGCGTTTTCTGCGTACACTCACGGGTTATTTTTAGGTTCAGATATAGATGATACATTTGAAGAAATAATTTCTTTTGCGACACGTGGTGCGGTTTTTATTCCAAATTTGATTTTAGAAAGAGGTTGATTAGTATTAGCGAAGAGAAAATGAATCTGTATCAGAAGCTTGCAAAAATCAGAAAGGGAACAGAGGTAATTCAGAGAGACAGAAGCGGGTATGGGTATAAATATGTTGGCATTGATGAAATCTTGTCACACGTAACAGCCGGCATGAATAAGTACAACGTATCACTAATCCCAAACTTTGTGGATGGGACGACTGTTGAACCATATACATACACAAAAATTAAAACGCTGAAAAACGGAGAAAGATACGAGGAACCCGTCACTGAGTTTCTGGCAAACTCCAATATGGTGTATACATGGATTAACAATGATAACCCGAGCGAGACAATCAGTGTTCCGTGGTATATTTCAGGTAGTCAGTCTGACCCATCACAGGCAATGGGCTCCGCAATGACATATGGGTTACGGTATTTTCTTATGAACTTCTTCCAGATTGCCGCTCCTGAGGACGATCCTGACAGCTGGAGAAGCAAGCAGAAAGAGGCTGAAAACGCAGAGGAAAAGTCTATTGCAAAGAAAATCATTGATGATTTTGACGCAAAAATCAAGCTGTATTTGTCAGACAATCCTGACAAGTCTGAAGAGGTCAAGAAATTTGTAATGAGGTATGTAAAGAACGGCAATTATCTCTCTATCAGCGAGCCGGTACTTGCGTCTAAGCTTTTGGAAGAGTTCACTGAGAAATATATAAACACTAATGAAAAGGAGAATAAGTAATATGGGTTTTAGAACAGGGGCGTACGCCAAGTGCTGGAGCGTTGAGCCAAAAACTGACTCCATCACACGTTTGAGGATTTCTGTGTCCAAAAAGAACAAGTCTACCGGAGAATATGAGCAGGACTTCAGCGGGTTTGCGACAGTTTTTGGAAGCGCAGCCGCTAAGAAAGCTGCTGGTCTGAAAGAAGGAGACAGAATCAAACTTGGCGATGTTGATGTGAGCACGACGTACGACAAGGAGAGAAATAAAGAGTACATCAACTATAAAATCTTTAGCTTTGAGCTTTCTGACGAGGGACAGAGTGGTCAGGGAACTAGAGCTGGAGCAAGAGATGAAGTTCAGGGGGATGAATTCTCCGAAGACATGCTTCCGTTCTAATATATGGGGAATATAAGCTACAGGCCGCTAATCGAGGATATGACTTGGTCATATTCCAGAGTTAATAGCTTTGATAGCTGCCCGGGAGCATGGTTTTTGAAGTATATCAGAGGACAGCCTGAAGAAGCTATGTTTTACAGTTCATTCGGCAAGCTGGTTCATAGTATTATTGAGCAATATTATCGAGGTACAATAAAAAAAGAAGATATGCTTATGGCGTTTCTTACGAGGTTTAACACAGAAGTTTCGGGAGACAAACCAGACTCCAAAATTGTTGATAAATATATAGATGGTGTTGCTTCTTACCTTGAAAGTTTCTCTCCGCTACCTTATGAGATGGTGGATGTCGAAAAGTTTGTGAGATTTAGGCTGGGAGATAAAAACTTCGTTGGTATCATAGATTTTATCGGCAATAAAGATGGAGACATATGTATTGTTGATAATAAGTCAGGAGATATCAGACCAAGAAGCAAGAGAAAGTATCCTACACAAAAGGACATGGAGTTAGATGAGAAATTAAGACAACTATATCTGTATTCTACTGCCATTTTTAATGAATATGGAAGGTTTCCCAAGAAACTGTGCTTCAATTGTTTCAGAACCGGTGTGCTGGTGGAAGAACCATTCATAGAAAAGGCGTATAAAGATACGGTTGAGTGGGCGCTAGAAGAAATCAAAAAGATAGAGAGTGAAGAATTATTCATTGCAGACCCAGAGTACTTTAAATGTAACTGGTTGTGTGGTTTTAACAAGTCATGTGAAGAATTTGCTGAATACTTAGAGGATAGGAGGCATGGGCGACGGTAGCTGACGACATTAGAAGTCTGGACAGTGAGGCTGGTATCATAGCAACGCTGATACATAACCCTGAATACTTATATTATTCTGAGAACCTGCTTCCAGGCCATTTTACTGACAGGTGTAACAGAATTGTATATACGGCAATCCAAATGCTGAACCAGAACGGGATTTCCACGGTCGACCCGTACAATATCATGGAAATTCTCAACTCGTCTGAAGCAACAAGACGGTATTCAGAGTGCATCACAATTGATAAGCTTCAAGAGTTTGTAGACATGAGCGACGTGCTTGCCAGAAAGAGTGTTGAAGAGTACAAAGTACTGGTTTCCAATGTCATGGACGCGGCATTCAGACGAGACACATTCCAGAAGCTAAAGGAATGTCAGGCAATGGTGTACGATAGATCAGAAACAGACGTAGAGCAGAAAATTTACTCTCTGATTGACGATGTAATGACATCATATGCCACAACCAACGACATTCCGCCATACTCCGAGAAAATTGATGAGTGTTGGGCGGAAATTCAGTCCCGCCAAGGCGTTGGCTACTCAGGAATCCCATTCAAATTCAAGACACTGAACGATTATGTGACAATTGAGAAGGGCGAGCTCGTGATTTTTGCCGCAGAAGCCAAACAGGGCAAGAGTATGCTACTTTTGAACTGTGCAATCGACCTTCTGAGACAGGACAAAGCGGTTTTATATCTCGATAGCGAGTTAAACACAAGGCTTTTTACAGCAAGGGTTCTCGCCCACCTATCCGGGATAGAATATAGGCGTCTGGTTGCTGGCTCTTACACCAAAGATGAGGAAAAGTTGATACTTGACGCAATTGACTGGATGAAAACAAGGAAATTCACGCACATCTACATTCCAATGTTCGATTTGCAGAGCATTTACACGGCGGTAAAGAAAATTCAGCACACAACCGGTCTTGATGTTCTCATTGTTGACTACTTTAAGTCCTCTGGTGACGGAGACGCTTGGAATTCATATGCAGAGCTCGGAAGATTCACTGATATGGTGAAAAACCAGATAGCTGGCGACATGGGAATAGCCGCAATTGGCGCGGCTCAAGCCACTGTCAACGGCAAGGTGGCTGACTCCGCAAAAATTGGCAGAAATGCAAGCACAATATGCTTGATTCAGGACAAAACAGCAGAAGAGGTTGCCGAAGACGGTCCGGAATGCGGAAATAAGAAGCTTAGGGTAGTACTCAACAGGAATGGGGCGCAGATGACCTCAAATGAGTGGATAGATTTGCAGTTCACGGGCGACCACATTCTATATGAGGAGGCAAAACAGCACATTCCGAGGTCTCCTTTCTGAATTATCAACCTAATTTTATAAACTACAAAGGATTTTAGAGAAAATGGAACTAACAGAGATGCTCCAGCAAATAAATATCGTTGAGTATATATCTCAGTACGTCGACTTAGAAAAACGAGGCGACGAATGGTGGGGTCTCTCATGTTTTACCAATGAAAAGACACCGTCTTTTTCAGTTAGAGAAGACCCGCCAGTGTTCTATGACTACTCAAGTGGTATTGGCGGCAACTTATATACGTTTGTCAGGTACTACCACAAGGTAGACGGCAGGAAGGCGGTTGAAATTCTTGAAAAATACTCAGGAATTGACATCGATTCTGCGGAATCAGGACATAAATTGTCCGCAACCGCAGCCTGCAAGAAGTACCAGCCCAAAAAGAAGACAGAGAAGAGGGTGAATCCAAAGTTTTTGCCCGATGATTACATGGTCAGGTACGTAACGGACTCGAACAAGCTGCAAATATGGAGAGATGAGGGGATTTCCGACTTCAGTATGGCAAAATTCTGCGTCAGATATGACCCATTCTCAAACAGGATTGTCTATCCGGTGCGTGATTTGGACGGACGGATAGTAAATGTTGGCGGGAGAACGCTTGATCCGCTGTTCAAAGAACACAACCAGAGAAAATATTGCTACTTCTTCCCGTGGAATGGCGCCTTATGTACAATTTACGGCTTGTTTGAGAACAAGAACGAGATTCTTAAGAAGAAAGAAGTCATTTTGTTCGAGGGATGCAAGAGCGTACTCAAGGCTGATACATGGGGCATTGGAAACACGGCGGCTATTCTTACCTCGCACCTGTCTCCATATCAGATGACGGAGCTTGCAAAGCTAGGATGTAATGTGGTTTTTGCGTTAGACAAGGATGTTGATATACACAAAGACCACAACATCAGCAAGCTCAAGCAGTATGTAAATGTTCAGTACATTGTTGATAAGAACAATGTGCTCGATGAAAAGGACTCTCCGGTAGACAAAGGGGAGGCGGTTTTTAGAGAATTGTATGCAAACAGAATTTCATTAAAGTGAGGTGATACTTATTCCAGTCGGAGAAGAACGCAATGATTATTACACCACAGGAACCCCGCACTATATTGATGTAAACGGTCAATATTACAGAGTATCCAACGTTATTAACGGCACGCTAGCGGCGCCGCAGGGAGTCGTTGGGGCGACAAATGCAGTGTGGGTGTCTACTGCCTCAACTCCTACAGTAGAGCAGTACCTGAATCGCATGAATCTAACATCTACCACAACTGCGGGAGGCACGGTTGCATATTATCCATACAGCACGGGGACGATTAGTGCTAGTAATATTACAAACTCCTATGTTTCCGCAATGGATTTGAACGAATCCATTAACAGATCCATTAACAGAATAGTTAGCAGGTGTATGGATGCTGTCAATTCTGCAGAGGCAGAGGATGTCGGAAAGATTGAAAAGGAGATGAGTGACGACACAACAGAAATTGATAAGTTTCTTGATGAGTTCACCATAAAAGAGGATTAAACAATGGGAAATTACATTCCATATCATATGCACACTGACTGCAGCTTGCTCGACTCGTGCACAAAACCTCAGGAATATATAGACCTTGCGGTACGAGATGGAATCAAAGCACTTTCATTCTCTGAACACGGAAAGCCGTTGAACTGGGTTTCCAAAAAACTGGCATGCGATAGCGCCGGAATAAAGTACATTCACTCAGTAGAGATTTATCTCACCGAGAATCCGCTTGAGAAAGTAAGAGATAACTATCATACGGTGTTGATGGCAAGGAATTATGACGGAGTCCTAGAACTGAACAGAATGGTTTCAAAATCATGCGATAGGGATCACTTCTATTATACAAACCGACTGAGCTTTGACGAGTTCCTCAGCCTGTCTGAAAATATTATTGCCACAAGTGCTTGTTTAGCATCTCCTTTGAATAAGCTAGACAGAAACAATCCGTACTATGAAAGACTTGTAAATAGGTATGACTTTCTAGAAATCCAGGCTCATTCGCATCCAGAGCAAGTGGCTTTTAACAGACGGTTGCTTGAGCTTGCAAAGGAATTCAATAAACCTCTGATTGCAGGAACTGACACACATAGTTCTTCCGCTTACAAAGCAGAGTGCAGGGCTGTCTTACTGTCAGCAAAACATAAGAGCTACGGGGACGAGGACTTATTCGACCTCTCATATAAAACAGCAGAGGAACTTGAAGAGATGTTTAGGAGGCAGGAATCTTTGCCGGAGAGTGAGTGGATGTCCGCAATTGAAAACACAAACTTGTTGTTGGATATGTGTGAAGATTTCAACTTAGACAGGAGCATCAAGTATCCAATTCTGTACGGTTCGAGGGAGGCTGATGATAGTAAGTTTGCAGAAGTTGTAGAAGAAAAGTTTAAGGATAAGGTAGAGCGAGGAGTCATTCCGAAAGAACAGGAGCAACCGTTCAGAGAAGCCATCGATGAAGAGATGCGGGTTTTTACAAAGCTAAAGATGGCTGGGTTTATGCTCAGTATGTCAGAACTCGTGTCCTGGTGTAAAGAAAACGGAATGGCTATCGGTCCGGCGCGTGGTTCAGTTGGCGGTTCAAGAGTTGCTTACGTAACAGACATCATAGACCTCAATCCGGAAACGTGGCATACATTATTTTCTAGGTTTGCAAACGAAGACCGCGAGGAAATAGGAGATATAGATATAGACTGCGTTGAGTCTGACAGGCCGGCAATCTTCAAATACATCATAGGAAGATTCGGAACAGATAACACGGCAAGAGTTGCGTCGTTTGGAACAATCAAGGCAAAAGGCGTTATTGATGACGTTGGAAGACATCTTGCTATGAAGTTCTCTGAAACACATATAGATAGTGCAAATAATCCATGGTCTCTGGCAAATGTAGCAAAAATCAAGGAAGAGTTTGATAAAGATGAGGAAGCTACAAAACAGAAATATCCTGCGCTCTTCTACTATTTTGACGGGCTTCTCGGAACAAAGATTTCACAGTCAGTTCATCCTGCAGGAATGATAATCAGTCCAATTGGTTTAGCTGATACATACGGAACATTCGATAAGGACAATGAGAATTGCTTGATGATTGATATGGAAGAGGCTCATGAGGTTGGTCTTGCAAAATATGACTTTCTGATTCTGAAAACAGTTCAGGTGATTAGAGATGCATGCAACTATGCTGGAATCAAATATCCTCAAAGTCATGAAGTCAACTGGGACGACGAGGAGGTTTGGGCAGATATGCGTAAAGACCTCACAGCAATCTTCCAGTTTGAAAGTTCATTTGCAGCAGATAGCTTTAAGAAGTTTAAAACAGACAGCATCTTTGATATGTCCCTTGTAACTGCTTGTATTAGACCGACGGGGGCGTCATACAGAGACGAGTTGCTCGCAAGAAGACCGCATCAAAACCCGTCTCCAATGATAGACAATCTCCTCAGAGACAACCTCGGTTATCTTGTATATCAGGAAGACACCATAGCGTTCCTTCAACAGATATGTGGGCTTTCAGGAAGCGCTGCGGATAACATACGGAGAGCTATTGGGCGTAAACAAAAGGACAGGCTTGATGCCGCTATGCCGTCAATACTTGAGGGGTATTGCTCAAAGTCAGATCAACCTAGAGAAGTTGCGGAAGAAGAGGCAAAAGAGTTTCTTCAGGTCATTGAAGACAGCGCCAGCTATCAGTTTGGAAAGAATCATAGTATTGCATACTGCTTACTCGGCTACCTATGCGGCTACTATAGATACCACTATCCGCTTGAGTTTCTCACCTCTTATCTGAACAATGCCGCAAATGATGATGATATAAAGAATGGCACAAAGTACGCAAACAAAATAGGCATCCAGGTAACAATGCCTAAGTGGGGGATTTCAAGGGGCGAGTATTACTTTGACAGGGAGCGCCACATCATAGCAAAAGGTGTTTCGTCTATCAAATATATGAGTCCTCAGTTGGCTGATGAGTTATATAATCTTGCAACCTCAAAACATTATACGAGATTTACAGACGTCCTGTTTGATTTAGACCAGAACAGTAGTATCAACACAAGGCAGCTCGATATCTTGATTAAACTGGATTTCTTCTCAGACTTTGGCAACCAGAGAGAGCTCCTTAGAATTACTGAAATGTTCTACGGGATTTTCAAGAGAGGGCAAGTTAAACAAATAAATAAGGCAGATGTAGATGGGACTCAAATTGGCGAGATAGTACAGCGTTATTCCGTTGGCGTTACAAAGTCTGGAGGCGAGGCAAAAAGGTACACAGTCCTTGATGTTCAGTCAATCATGTATGAAGTTGAAGACAAAATCAAATCAGTTGGCATGCAGGATTTGAGCGATACAATCAAGATTCAGAACTTCTATGACGCGATGGGATACATAGGATACTCGTCAGGGAAGGAAGAAGACAGAAGAAAGCTCTACATATTGGATGTTTTCCCTGTTGTAAGAAAGAGAGACAACAAACAGTTTGGGTATTCAGTGATAACAAAATCGATTGGTAGCGGGAAGGAAAGCAGATTCACAGTGCTAAATGGACTATATGATAAAAAGCCAGTAAAAAAGGGAAACATTATTTACTGCAAAAAATATGAGTCAAACGGCGGATATTACAGACTCATGGATTATGAAAAAATAGTATAGGATAGGGGGAACACTTATAAAAAAGATAAAAGACAAGGAGTTTTACGGCACTCCGATCAAGATGACGCAACAGTTTAGGTTCTGTGGCAATCCATTCAGAGGAGATACATATAGAGGCTGTGATTTTGGGTGTAAATATTGTTATGCAAATTCCCGGCACGATGGACTTGACGAGTTTTATCTGTCAAGAGCAAGACCTGATGACCTCGTTCGTATGTTCCATAACGCATTTGAGACAGACCTTAAGGGCAGCAACGCAACATACGAGATGATGAGATACAGAGTTCCCCTCCATATTGGTGGCATGTCTGATCCGTTTCAGAGGAGCGAGTTCATATACGGAAACACAAAACTGTTGATTGAACTTTCCAATAAGTATCAGTACCCGATGATGTTCTCTACAAAGTGTGCACATTTGCCTGATGAATACTGGGATATTTTAGACCCTAATCTACACGCATTTCAGGTAAGCCTTATTGGTATGGATAGAGATTTTATCAAGAAGTTTGAAACAAACACTCCTGCCCCAGAAGAAAGAGTGAACTTTTGCAAAGAGCTACACAAACGAGGGTTTTGGGTCAGCGCAAGAATTCAACCACTTATTGATATCGAACAGGCAAAAAAAGTAGTACTTGCGCTGAATGATACAGTTGACTTTTTTACTGTAGAACATTTAAAGATTCCTAATAATAATGTCAGGGTCAGATCTTTGTTTGAACCAATTGATAAGGAGAGATATTACTTTACTCAGGGTTTTGGCAGCTTATATGAACTAAAAAAGGAATATAAGATAGAGAACATAGAAGAGCTAAAGAAAATCTCAAAGAAACCAATTGGCGTTGGAGATAATGACATCCATTATATGTCAGACAGTAGAAATTGTTGCGGGCTTGATACGGTTGGGCGAGCGTTTAATCACTGGCTAAAATACAACCTTACATATTTCTGTACAGGAGAATGTACGCAGGAAGAAAAGGACTCTCTATGGGCGCCAGAGCAGAGCGTGAAAAACTGCTTTATGTCTAATGCGATAAAGTCTTATGGCTGCGAGAAGTTTAAAGACTTTGTTGATAAATACTGCGAAAGGAATCCGGGATTGCTAGAAAAAGATTAATCTGTCGGATTAATAATATAAACTATGAAAGTAATTCTTATTTCAGGTAAAGCTCGCCACGGAAAAGATACAGTGGCGACATACATAAAAGAAGGACTTGCAAAGTGCGGCTACAAAGTCCTAATTACACACTACGCAGACCTCGTAAAATATGTCTGTACCACATATTTCGGATGGGACGGAAAGAAAGACGAGCACGGGCGCCATCTTCTCCAGTATATTGGCACGGATGTTGTGCGAGCTAATGACCCAGACTACTGGGTACGGTTTGTTTATGAGATTGCCAAACTGTTTAAGGACGAATGGGACTACATGATTGTGCCGGACGCGAGGTTTCCAAACGAAATCAATACGTTCAAAGATAGCGAGTTTGACACCTTCCACATTAGGGTAGTACGCGAGAACTTTGATGACGGCATGACAGAGGAACAAAGAAATCACGCCTCTGAAACGGCGCTGGATGACTGTACACCGGACTGGGTAGTTATAAATGACGGTACGCTAGATGCTCTAATGGAAAAATCCCATAGCATGGTTAATGTAATCATCGTTTGGAGTGCAATGAAAGATGGGAGAATAAAGACGGTCGAACGAGAGGTTCAATCATTTGATATCCCAGAAGGTGAGAATCCGGTATGGACAATAACCATTCAGAAAAAACAGGATGGCGGAGGTGATGAATCATAAGTCTGATAACACGAGTATGGTCAGTATTTGAGCCAAGGAGCTACGGAATACAGATATGGATGGAGACAAATGACGGTATAAAATACGGATCACAACTTATTTCATACGATAGAATCCTAGGTCATATGTTTTTAAATGATGAGACAATGGGATTCGACCTTGAACTATCTGCCCCAAACGGAGAGAAAATTACGCTCACCATATCAAAAAGTGGAAGAACAATATTGAATGTTTCCAGCGAGCACGAGGGCTTGCGACAGGGATTTCTTAAGGCAGGTAATGACTTATTCATTAAACCATATGCGCACCTGTTTGAGGCCGGTCATCGTGCAGCCAGGCGTAATGCCAAAAACATGGACTGGATGGTGGAGTGGGAAAATGATAGAGCTACTGGCTACGAGATGTCAGACGACACGTCTGAAATAGACAAGTTCCTAGATGAGTTTGTCATAAAAGAAGAAAGCGGAGGTGATGTATCAAATGAACCCAGTAAGGACTGACGGGTACTTTGATATTGAAGTTGATATTGATGACGTTGAGAACCAGTGTAGTTGCGGACTTGATGATGCTCTTTATCTGAAAGACCTACAGAACAGAAAGCTGTTTATCAACAGTGAGATTTCACAGTTATCTATCAGTGTAATTGTAAAATACATACTTCAATACAACGCGGACGACAGGGGAAAGGAAGTCAGCGAGCGCAAGCCGATTCTTCTTTACATTGTTTCAAACGGAGGAGAGATAGACTCTGGGTTTGAATTGATTGACGCAATCAGGGCGAGCATCACGCCAGTGTATACAATCAATCTCGGATACTGGTACTCTATGGGGTTTTTGATTGGCATCTCTGGTCACAAGAGATACGCCATGCCGAGCGCAAGATTCCTGATTCATGACGGTGATGACTTCATTTATAACTCTAGTACAAAGGCCCAAGACCAAATGGAGTTCATTATCAAGATGAACGATCGCATCAAGGAACTCGTCCTTGAAGAAAGCAGAATATCATCTGAAGAATATGATTCCAAGAGACGTGTTGAGTGGTACATGTTTGCAGATGAGGCAAAGGAACGTGGCTTCATAGACTGCATAGTTGGTGTTGACTGTACCATGGACGAGATTGTGTGAGGTGATGGCAACAGTTGGAAGAATATCTTGGATTTAAAGAAGTTGTTATCACAGATGATAACCTCACGTGGTTCTTCAAAGGAGACTGGAAGAACGAGAATACATGGGACTTACTTACAAACGAGTATGTAACATTTAAAGATGAACACGGAACTGAGTTGGGGATTTTCAGATTTGATGGAGCAAAGAACATACTGGTTCCGTTCAAGGCAATCAACACAAGATATTTCAGTAAGGTAAAACCAAAGAACGTACAGCAACAGATGACTGTTGATATGCTCTACAACAACGACATCACAATCAAAATGCTTTCCGGTGTGTTTGGCAGCGGCAAGGATTTCCTTATGTGCAATGCCGCGATTGACATGCTTGAACGCGGCAAAATTGACAAGATTGTGTATGTAAGAAACAACATTGAAGTCAAGGACTCCAAACCAATAGGCTATCTGCCGGGAACAAACAACGACAAGTTGATGCCGTATGCAATGGTGCTGGCTGATAAGCTCGGAGGAATGGACAGCCTTGAGATGATGATTAATCAGGGCAAGGTAGAGATTGCACACTTAGGTTTCATGAGGGGGCGCGACGTTAGAAACTCAATCATCTACTGCTCTGAAGCGGAAAACATGACAAAACAGCATCTCCAGTTGCTCATCAGCAGAGTTGGTGAGGGGTCTTCTTTGTGGATTAACGGAGACCACAGACAGACGGATATGGAGGTGTTTAAGGAAAACAGCGGAATGAAGATAGCGGTAGAAAAACTGAAGGGTCATCCTAGATTTGGCTATGTACAACTAATCAAAACGGAAAGGAGCGAGACTGCCGCAATGGCGGATCTCTTAGATTAACTATGAGAATCCTCATTGACATGGATGACGTGATGGACTGTCTCTCTGACCACTGGTGCGAGTACCTGAACGAGAGGTACGGGACGAGCGCAACGAGAGAAGACATGACGGAATGGGATGCTTCACTGGCATTCAAGAGCTTAACAAGGGAACAGGTGGAAGAACCGCTTGGCGAGAGCGGATTCTGGGCTGGAGTAAAGCCAATGCCCGGTGCTGTTGACGGTGTGAAATACATCATCGACAAAGGCCACGAGGTATACGTGGTCACAAATTCAAACTACAAAATGCTCCATGAAAAAATGGAGGAAATGCTATTCAAATATTTCCCATTTATTGACTGGGAACACGTTATTATTGCAAGTTCAAAACAGATGATACGCGGAGACGTATTGATTGATGACGGGTATCACAATTTGCTCGACGGGCCGTATGTAAAAATCCTGTTTGACGCGCCATGGAACAGAAGTGTTGAGGCAGCAAAGATGGGTGTATACAGAGCGAGAAACTGGGATACCATTTTAGAAATCATTGACCAGCTCGACGGCAAAACATGGATTGAAAACAGAGTTGGCGTTAAAGTACGAGAAAAACAGGACAAGGAGGGGTAAAGATTGGTAGTTATTAAGAGAGACGGAAGAGAAGTAAAGTTTGATAAGAATAACATATACAATGCAATCCTGAAGGCGTTTGATGATGTGGCGCAGATGATGCCCGTGACAGGCGCGGAGGAAACGGCAAACACAATTGCAACGAGGCTTGCGTCCAGATACCGCAAACGCAATAGGGCTGTCTCTGTTGAAGAGATTCAGGACGACGTTGAGACCGAGCTCATGAAAGAGCAGGCTTTTGAAGCAGCCAAGGCATACATCAGATACAGGCACGAGCACGAGATGCTCAGAAAGAATAACTCTAGTGACGGAAGAATCCTTTCTCTCGTTGACGGAGTAAATGAGACGGCAATTCAGGAGAATTCCAATAAGAATCCGGCAATCCTATCGACGCAGAGAGACTACATAGCTGGTGAAGTGAGCACGGATATCACGAGGCGTCTTCTCTTACCGGAAGAAATCCGGAAGGCGCACGATGAGGGTATCATTCACTTCCATGATGCCGACTATTTTGTTCAGAGAGAGCATAATTGCTGTCTCGTGAACCTTGAAGATATGCTCCAAAACGGTACGGTCATCTCCGGCACAATGATTGAGAAGCCTCACAGCTTTTCTACCGCCTGCAATATTGCTACCCAGATTATTGCTCAGGTTGCAAGTTGCCAGTACGGCGGTCAGTCTATCAGTCTTGCCCACCTCGCTCCTTTCGTAGATATATCCAGACAGAAAATTAGAAAAGAGGTACAGGCGGAGCTGAACGGGCTTGTCTCTGATGATGTTATCGAGGACATTGTGCGGAGACGAGTGCAGGAAGAAGTCAAGAAGGGCGTACAGACAATTCAGTATCAGGTTGTCACACTCATGACGACCAACGGACAGGCTCCGTTCATCACCGTTTCCATGTATCTGAACGAGGTTCCTGACGGGCAGCTGAAGGATGACCTTGCCATGGTCATTGAAGAAGTTGTACGCCAGCGTTATCAGGGCGTAAAGAACGAGAAGGGCGTGTGGGTCACTCCCGCCTTCCCGAAGCTTATCTACGTCCTCGAGGAAGATAATATTACAGAGGATAGTAAGTACTGGTATCTGACCGAGCTTTGTGCCAAGTGCTCTGCAAAGCGGCTTGTTCCGGACTATATCTCTGAGAAGATTATGCTTCAGAATAAGATTGACAAGAACGGAGAAGGACACTGCTACACCTGCATGGGATGCCGCTCGTTCCTGACTCCATATGTTGATGAAAACGGAAAACCTAAATACTACGGACGATTGACCGCATAAAGTTGGGTCGTCCTTAAATCGTGTGAACGCAAGAAAAAGCGGTGTGGGAAATATTCCTGCTAACGGTGGACATCTTATCGATTACTACATCGTCGGTAAGACAATACCGTGCCAAGCTCACATAAGAGAAGGTGTAACGACTATGGGTGATGAATGTAACCCAGTAGACCAGAGTTTATCACTGGTCGAAGCGCACGACACTACAATAAGTAGTGAAGAGATAGTCTAAAGTCAACCAAGGTGTAGTAACAATTAACTTAGTGGACGCTGGGCTCTCTGCTAGGAAGGTAGCAGAGGAGACCGGTGTGGACGTCATGAAGGCGTTCTGGGCGCTGTTTGAAGACAGGCTTGAGTTATGTCATAGGGCGCTCAGACTGCGCCATGAGAGGCTCCTAGGCACCTTATCAGACGCGTCTCCCATCCACTGGCAGCACGGCGCTCTGGCAAGGCTGGCAAAGGGAGAAACCATTGACAAACTGCTCTACAACGGCTACTCCACAATCTCTCTCGGTTATGCTGGACTGTATGAGTGCGTTATGGCACTGACTGGACATAGCCACACTGATGAGGTTGGCAAGCCCATTGCTCTGGAAATCATGCAGTACATGAACAACAAGTGCAAGCAGTGGAAAACTGCCGAGCATATTGACTACTCGCTCTATGGGACGCCAATTGAGTCCACCACATACAAATTTGCCAAGTGTTTGCAGAAGAGATTTGGCGTCATCCCCGGCATCACGGACAAGAGTTACATCACTAACTCCTACCATGTCCATGTAACAGAGCCCATCAATGCTTTTGACAAACTTGAGTTTGAAGCGGAGTTTCAGGCGCTCAGTCCGGGCGGAGCTATCTCTTACATTGAGACTTCCAACCTGACAAATAACATCGACGCCGTACTTGCCGTTATTAAATACATCTATGACCATATTATGTACGCAGAACTGAACACAAAGTCTGACTACTGTCAGGTTTGCGGCTGGGATGGAGAAATCAACATTGAAGAGAACGAGGACGGCAAGCTGATTTGGGTCTGCCCCAACTGTGGTAACACGGATAAGAACAAAATGAACATTGCAAGGCGCACCTGCGGCTATATTGGCACGAATGACTGGAACCAGGGCAGGACTCAGGAGATAAAGGAGAGATATGTGCATCTCGGTGGCGATGAGTAAGTGTATTACAGCAAAATCAACAAGCATGACATTGCCAACGGAGACGGTGTCAGAGTAACACTGTTCGTTTCAGGCTGTACAAACCATTGCAAGAACTGTTTTCAGCCTCAAACGTGGGATTTTTTCTACGGAAAGCAGTTTACAAAGTCCACAGAAGACGAGCTGATGGATGCATTAAACAAACCGTATATCAAAGGGCTCACCATTCTCGGTGGTGAGCCCATGGAGCCGCGAAATCAGTGGTGGTTGTCCCTATTACTGTCCAGAATCAGGGGCAGGTTGCCGGACAAGGACATCTGGTGCTATACGGGATTCACATACGAGGAGCTGACGACAGACGGAACGTACTGCAGGTGCTGTTGGACGGATGAAGTACTGGAAAAGATAGATTATCTCGTGGATGGGCGGTTTGTTGATGAACTAAAAGACATCTCGCTCCGTTTTAGAGGCTCGTCCAACCAAAGAATCATAGATTTAAAGAGAACAAGAGAGGAAAAGTCCATTGTTCTGTATCAGGACAGACCTATCTACACGAAATCACAAAATTAATTTAGTCATTTTTGCACGAAATGACTAAATTGAACACATAAATGACTAAATTGAAAGGAAAAATAATGTCTACCAACTATTGGATTTATACAGAGGCAAGAGTAAATGATAAATGGTATGCAATTGATGGTATTGTTCCGTTTTTAACTGAAAAAGACGGATATGTAAGCGTCGATATGCGCCAGTCCAACACATATTGGAACGGTTCTCGCTCATATTTCAGTGAGGCATATGACAAACTGCGTGAGATTGGTCGTTTTGGTCAGTTTTTAGAGCTGTCTGACGCCGTGAAAAATGAATGGAAAGAGTCTGCCAAGGAAGAAGAGGAAGGTCATACTCCATACGCGGATGTGGTTATTGTAAAACTGGCAGATTTCGATAGAAACGTTCAGACTGACGCACATGACTATCACGGAATGGTTCACAAGAATGCAATTTTCTCGTATGAACACGGAGATATTGAGGAATTATATCCTGCAGAGCATGAAGAGCTTGAGGGGCTGACTACTGAAGAGATGAAACAGTACCAGTACTATGAATGGGACAATCCGTTTGGGTGGCTTGCCCGCTTTAAGACTATAAAGGAGCGCGTCCATAACGTAATTGCTACATACGTTGACACTAACTATCTCGTGGACGCAGATGAGTACCGCCTGGTTATCATCCGATGCTAAGAATACAGAGGTGAATACATAAAAATATGAGGATGATTACTAATCCTGACGCAGAGTACGCGGCTGAACTGAAAAAAGCTATCAAAGAAAACAACAAATACTGCCTTTCCAAGAGCGAGCGTTCCAAAAAGACAAGGTGTATCTGCGCTGAGTTCAAAGAACAGGAAAAACGCGGAGAAGAAGGCTATTGCAGCTGTGGTCTGTACTGCCTTGTGAATGATTGAGGAGGAAAAATGGGAGACTATTTTGAAGATGTCACGTATGAGTACGATGACGATGGTCGAGTGAAGAAAAGAACGGTAAGCAGTAGACTTTACGGAACAGAATCATATGACGAGATACCGGAGGTAAACGATATTTTAAGTATCAATATCAAAAAAGTCGATGAGTGGGCTAAAATCCCGGCAAAAAGTTCAGAATTTGCCGCAGGGTATGACCTGTTTGCCTGTCCGGAGACACATGACGGCAAGCCGGTAGCCTCGATTTTGCCCGGTCATATGGCAAAAATCAGGACGGGAGTGGCTATGAGTATCCCGAGAGGATATTTTGGAGCAATTTACGCCAGAAGTGGGCTTGCTACCAAGAAAGGACTGCGTCCGGCAAACTGTGTAGGCGTTATTGATAGTGACTACAGGGGAGAAATTATCGTTGCTCTGTACAATGACTCAGAAAAGACACAGATTGTTGCTCCTGGTGACAGGGTTGCACAGCTTATTATCTCTCCTTACGCCGTAGATGCTGAGCTTGTTGAGGTAAAAGAACTTGATGATACTGTCAGAGGAGCCGGAGGCTTTGGGAGCACAGGCGAATGACGACAATTATCATTGTATTTGCTCTAATGCTGGTTGCGCTGTTCATATGCCTGATGTATTTGAGCGACGATGACGACAGGAGAATGTGAGATACATATGGATTATTCAAATGAAGCAATGGTGTGCGCCTCCTCTTTACCGGAGGCGTACCACTCGGCGTTGTGTATGCTAGGTGATTTGGGTAAGATTGTCCCGTGCCCTGACTGGAATCAGACAAACGGCAAAAACGGCACTCAGCTAGAACTCAGCATGACAATGGTGATAACAAACCCGCTGGAAGAGCCCATGATTTCAAGACTGTTTCCCGGCGGACAGAGAGAACTCCAGCAGTATGTGATGGAGATGCTGGATGGCGTCCTTGATTTTGAGGTTGAGGCCGGTAACTGGTGGTATACATATCATAAGCGTATGACAAGGTATGAGTGCGGAGACCCGGGCGATTTAGGCTCTGAAGAAGACCAGATTGACTTTGTGATTAAGGAGCTGAAGAGGAACCCGTATAGCCGGAGGGCTGTGATTGATATCAGAGACAATAGCTATGATATGTTTGACGACAGTCCAGCTTGCTTACAGCACATCCAGTATTTTATCAGAGATGGCAGTCTTGACTGTAAAGTGCTATTCCGTTCCAATGATGCCTGCAAGGCGGCTTTTATGAATGCGTTCGCACTAATTATGCTTCAGAAACGCATAGCTGATGCGCTCGGCGTAAAAATGGGAACGTATACGCACAGGGCTAACTCGTTCCATTGTTACAGCAAGGATTATGATTTGCTCAAAGGATACATCAGGCGCATCAAAGATAGTCCCCAAAACACAACTTATGACTATGTCGGGGAATGGAAGGACGAGATGGAAGAATACATACCAGACATCATGAGCTCCGTCAATGAACTTAGAAAAAAGGAGGGATTGCCACTTGCTTGACTTTGACGTTGACGAGAACATGGCTGCGGAACAGTTCCTTGCAGACCACGGATGCGAAGGCATGACATTTCTTGTCAACTACTCATATAATAGCGCGATAATTGGCGTCACTCACGACGACAGAATTGTATATGAGTATGACAAAATGATTGAGTATCTTATGAAGAAACAAAACTGGACAGACCTTGAGGCTATTGAGTGGATAGAAACCAATGTGATTCCTGCGATTGGATACATGAACCCAAACCCGCCAGTTATCTTATACAGATTTGAGGAGAATGAATAGATGGAAGATTACAGATATTTAACAGTTGGATTCACGTATGAAGACAGCAACATTGGGACCGAATATACAGCAAAAAGTACATTCCCCGTGTTTGAGGAAATTGGAGACACAGACCTTGGATTAATAGGAACACAATTCAAGTGCTTTCTAGACCAGATTGGTTACGCCGGCATGAGAAACGATTACATGCTTATGGAGAGTTTGACTGGAGACGAGTATGATGCAATTGTAGACTTTCTTGAAGCATATAGAGAAAAGGCTAAGGAGTGATCTGTAATTATTTTCGCTGAGATTCTCTTTTATATAGTGGTAGCTGGTCTGATTGTCATGCCGCCGTTGCTGATTGGAATCGGAGTCTATGAAATAGTGGTGTATAAGGAAAAGCCTATTGACTTGTGTATTGGTCTGCTAGGCTTGGTTGTGTGTGCGTTTGTGTTATACATTTTAGGGAATGCGTTAACCGGATGATATAACCATAACTTTGTTTAAGTTAAGATACAGAAATAAGGTGAAGAATGAAAAACATTGAGATTCCATTCTGGGAAAAATACATACTCTCTATTCAGGAAGCTTCAGCATACTTCCGAATTGGCGAAAATAAACTAAGAGATACTATTAATCAAAAAAATAATGCCGACTTCATCCTCTGGAATGGCAACAGGCCGATGATAAAGAGGAAGCTGTTTGAACAATATTTGGACGCACAGAGTTACATCTAAGAAGATAAGCGCTACAGTTTTGTTATTAAGTAGCGCGAAAAGTTAGAATGTCTCGGGTTGAAATAACAAAATCTCTCCGGTTAGTACAGTTTTATTGTACTTTCCGGAGAGAATATGATATTTTAATACTACCGTGTGCGGTTCTTAGAAAGGAGAGCCGTTATTATATGTCAGACGTAAAGAGAGACAAGAACGGGAGAATTTTGCGTAAAGGAGAGAGACAGAGAAAAGACGGGAGATACGAGTTTAGGTACAAAGATGAGACAGGCGTGACGAGAAGTGTGTACAGTTGGCGGTTGGTAGGCTCAGATAGGATAGCAAATCATCCTAATGACATACCCCTTAGAGACCTTGAGAAACAAATCAGGAGAGACCTTGAAGATTCTATTAGCGCATATACTGCCAAGAGAGAATCCTTAAACTATTACTTTGATTTGTATATGTCTACAAAGACGGAGCTCAAGGAAAGCACGAGAACAAACTATCTGTATATGTACAACCGGTTTGTCAAGGATACACTTGGCAGAAGACCGATGGCGGAAATCAGGTATAGTGACATAAAGAAGTTTTACCTGTCACTTATTAACGAGCGAGGGCTGAAACCAAACACAATGGAGATAGTCAACACTGTGCTTCATCCTGTGTTTGGAGTAGCCGTAAGGGACGGGCAAATCAGACTAAATCCAACAGACGGCGCGATGCTTGAAATAAAAAGAAGCAACGGATGGGAGAAAGTAAAGAGGCATCCTCTCACAGAACAACAGCAGGCGGCTTTTGTGAACTATTGCAAGAACAGCGAAACCTACAGACATTGGATGCCGTTGTTCACGTTCCTACTTGGTACGGGTTGCAGAATTGGTGAAGCTCTCGGTCTTAGATGGGAAGACTGCGATTTTAAAAATGGCATTATCAGCATCAATCACAGCATCTTATACAGGCCGGTATCCGACGGATTTGGAAACAGGCTGATGATATCTACGCCAAAAACCAAAAGCGGTGTCAGACAAATACCAATGATGGCAGAGGTTAAAGCCGCTCTGTTAGAAAATGTGTCCATAAATCCTAACGAGGTTGACGGATACAGAGGCTTTGTGTTCATCAACATGCGCGGAGGAGTAATGACTCCTGCGTCTGTGAACAGAGCAATAGACAGGATATGTAGAGACTTCAACAAAGAAGAAACTGCACGAGCGGAAAAAGAAAGGCGGGAAGCGCAGCTGTTGCCACACTTCTCCGCCCATACCTTGAGGCACACTTTTTGTACCAGATTATGCGAGAATGAAACTAACCTGAAAATTATCCAAGAGATAATGGGTCACGCCGATATCTCTACCACAATGAACATCTATAACGAGGCGACGATAGAGAAGAAAATTGAAAGCTTCTATCATTTACAAGGCAAGTTTTCAATCGGATAAATTCCGTACCCATTTTTGTACCCACTTTGACCGTGGAGTTATAAGAACTTATAAGAACTTACGTGAAGATAGCAAATTCTCGTAACCGTTGAAAAGTAAAGTTATAAGAAGATATAAGAACTTATGAGAAGTTATGTAAAAACTGTCAAATAAGTTCCCGACAATGAAGCCCCTCGACCAATAATCCATTGTGGCACAACGAGTTACACTAGCAAGGCAAGGCATTTTACCCACTTTTTACCCATTTTCACGAATGACATTTAAGAAACGCGCACGGTAGTATTAAAAAGTAAGCCCCGCCTACTTCCTGAAAAGGTTGTAAGCGGGGCTTTTTTTTATTTAAAGTTTATTTTAATTATTTAATATAAATTCCGCAGATTTGCAAATATGCCGAGTTAAATTTTAATTATTATTTATTATTTCCAAGAAAACGTACTGAGAGGGGACATGGCGAGGACTCCAAAATGACTCAAGTCCATAAGTGACGCTGTCCTCTTAAGCTGTGCAGTCTGGGGGTCTTCTCCATCATAGGCATATACTGTTTCCAGCCCGCCAAACTGAAGTAACCCAATTAGTATTTCTGGGTCTCCCGACCCGCCCGGGCCTCCAGACGGAACATACTGAATGCCGGTTACAAGCAGACTCTGTGGCCTGCTGTTTCCAGCCCAGAGAACAGCCCAAATTCGCACAGGTATATTATTTACTAGTTTTGCGCGAATATCAGAATAGTTTCCACGTTCTTTTGATACTGTCGCGGTTTTTGACTCTAAAGACCCAGAGATATCAAGAACGAGGTCATACCCCGACATCAAATCTAAATCACCGTATGGAAACTTAATATCCCAGTGTTCGTAATCGGCTTCATAATATCCGTATATTTGTATTGCCAGGCCATCTGGCGACAATGTTGCTTCTCCATAGAATTCAACATTGCCATCAAGACTCCCGTCTCCAATTATCGTTACCTTGCTGGCAGTTAAGAACATATCGACATTATTATAGGACAATATGCCTTTTACACAATGCCCATCGCTAAGATACTTCCATACGTCCCTAATAGACATATCCGCAGACACCCCATCCTCAACAGTGTACTGGAAGTGTACTACGATATTATCCGAGTCTATTCTTTCTGCTATGTCGGAGAGAAGTTCCTCAGTAGTATTTATAGGAGTTGGAGGGGTGAGCGTAGATACATCGATATGTTTTCCTGCAATCTTAGCAAGAAAGGTATCAAACCTGCTGGTAATTGGCTTACTCATTTCGGATCTTTATCCTCTTCCTCTTCTTCCTCTTCTTCACTGTTCAGCTTTTCAGCAATCTCGAGGAGAAGCTCCTCAACAGCATTGATGGGAGCGGGAGGATTCAGGGTTTCAAGGTCGACTTCGCGTCCAGCTACCTTGGCGAGAATGAACTCAATCCTATCGGTAATATTGAACATAGCAATCACTCCTTAAATATTATCTTCTTCGTCCGGGTGGGCGTCATCATAATCGATTTCCCAGTTGGACATTTCTTCAATTAAAAGAGCAGCAAAGCTATTGCCTTTTAATCTCTTAACGTATAAATCTTCAATGTTCATTAGCGTTTTCTTCTCATAGAGAGGAAGGCGCTTCGCGTCTTTATACTTATAGAAGATTGTTTTAATGTTATTTCTGCATTGTGTTTTGATAAACTCAATTGTTATTTCGTTCATTGTCTTATGGTTATCTTTTATCTCATTTTCTTCAGCAATATGTTGCTCCAGCATTGTCTTAATTTCGGCTATGCTCTGGGAGACCTCATCCTCGTTGCCATACTTCTTGAACAGCTTTTTAAGAAATGAACGAAAAGTTTTAGAGCACAGTGTGATGAGAGAAGCGGCGGACAGAATGACGCCAATGATTGCTGCTATATTCTTTACTGTTTCCATCCTTATTCATCATCTTCTTCTTCATCAATCAGCTCTTCCTCTTCCCAGTCATCGTCTTCATCTTCGTCTTCTTCAAAGACTTCCTCGATGACCTCCAGAGGAGACTCTTCCTTTTCCTTATTGAAACCGTTGTTGAACTCATTTACAGCGGCCTCAATAAGCATACGCAACTCGATTTCCGTGATATGAATACCACGGTCCTCCAGCATTTCAGATGCCGCTTCCACGCACTTGTTGAACTTTTCCGGTCCATGCAGGTCAATGTAAATCTGTTCAATGGCACGGACGCACGTTCTGGCAACATCTCTCTTTGTCTTGTTGTCGATGTACTTTCTGTACAGATTTTTGACCGCAATGCCTACATAACCAGCCAGTGCGGTCAAAATAGTGTACAAGATAGTTACGCCGTATGTCGAAATAAACTCATTGATAATTGACATATGTTACCGCCCCTTCCTGTTAATAAATAAGTATTTTCGTTTATATTGACCAGACTAAAGGATGATGTTTAAGCCGGAGTCATATCTTCGGCCGGATAATCATCCTCAGTCTTGGCAATCAGAGTTAAAGAATTACGATCATACGGGCGGAATAGAGTAAGTGAACACTCCCCATCATCGTTGAGTATTGTAGAAAGGAAATATGATTCGACATAATAACTGTCATACTCATTCACAAAAGTACTCGTTACAATAACAACCTTTCCATCAAAAGCAGCGTCCTTTATTTCCTTGAACGTCTTGTCTAGCTTCATATACTCGTCATCAATGAATGTAGCATGGCAGGAAAGGACACCGCCGCCTCCACTACTGCCAATTCTCTCGGCAATCTCAAGAAGAAGCTCCTCAGTTGCATTAACAGCCACCGGAGGTGTCAGTGTCCCAATATCGACATTCCTTCCGGCAATCTTAGCAAGGAACATGTTTAATCGACTTGTAATGCTTTTCATAAGAACTCACCTCGTTACTGATTGTGTGCTGTGTCGGAAAGCCCGTAGAACGTATAGTCTGTCGCCTCGCAGAACCATCCGGGGTCGTCTTCATACGGCTCCGCTCCGAAAACGACATCG